CAGGGCTAGGGTGTTATATCATTGACTACTATGGTGAGGTAGCCATAGCTATTGATGAACAAGCCGCCACTGAGGAGTTACAAATTGATTGGAATAAGGTAGAGGGATTTACACGTAAGAGTGAGATAGCTGAGTATGCCTTAGAGTTTGGAATTGAGCTTAGTAAAGAGTCTAACATGAAAACTATGGTTAAAGAGTTTAGAGAACAGGCTGAGTAGAGATAAGGAGGATGTATGAGCAATTCCGAGATAGTTAGGCCACAAAAAGGAAAACAAGAACAAGCTTTAAATTTAGAAGCTGATATTATCTTTTGTGGGGGTTCAGCGGGATCAGCTAAGACTTACACTCTTCTTATGAGAATGCTTAATCACATGGAAGATAAAGATTTCAGAGCGGTATACTTTAGACGTAACAGCACACAGCTAGTTGGTCAAGGTGGACTCTGGGATGAAGCCATAGATTTATATGGAAAGTTTGGAGCGAGGTCTGTAGCAAGTGATTTGATGATTCATTTCCCTTCTGGAGCTAAGACGCAGTTTACTCACTTACAGCATGAGAAGAATAAGCTAGACCATCAAGGTTTGCAATACTCTCTCATAGCTTTTGATGAGCTAACGCACTTTACCTCTACACAGTTCTCCTACCTAATGTCACGATTAAGGTCTAAGTCAGAGGGCAGTTCTTATGTAATTGCATCCATGAACCCAGACCCTGATAGTTGGGTATTAGAATGGGTAATGCCTTACCTAGATGAACAAGGCTACTTTAATGAGGATATGGCGGGAGTATTGACCTACTTCTACACTATAGACGGTAAGCCAGTATTCTCTAAAGACCCTGAGATACTAAAGGTAAATTTTCCACATAAATATAAACTTTATAACCCTACAGAAAAGCGTTACGAGTTTGTAGAGCCAAAGAGTTTTACATTCTTAGGCAGTACGTTATTCGATAACGAGATCCTGATGAAGTCTAACCCGAACTACCTAGCTGAGCTTAATAACTTGCCAGAGGTAGAGAGGGCTAGACTACTATATGGTAATTGGTTCGCTAGGGAACAAGGGAGTAACTATTTTAATAGGAATGACTTAGTTAAGTTAGTTTCTGTGCCAAGTGGTGTATCAGCTAGAGGATGGGATAAAGCGTCAACTGAACCTTCAGATAAAGACAGGTTTCCAGATTTTACATCCTCAATAAAGATGATAAGAACTCAAGAGGGTAGGTTCTGTATAGTCGGGGACTTCTGTGAGGAGAACCAAGAGGACGATGGGATCTACAAAGGCAGGTTTAGAAAACCACCAAGCCAACGAGATAAGATAATTATTGACCAAGCATTATATGATGGCAGGGACTGTAAAGTTATACTCCCTGTCGATGTTGGTCAAGCAGGTAAGTCAGAATACCAGAACCATGCAAGACAGATAATCGCTAAGGGTATTACAGTAAGACCAGACCCAATGCCAACAAACAAATCTAAGGTGACAAAGTTCTCACCGTTTAGTAGCGCTGTTGGAGCAGGACTAGTTGATATAGTAGAGTCCTCCTTTCCAGATAGAGCAACTTTAGAACAGTTCTATAAAGAGGTAGAGGCATTCGATGGGGAGAGATCCTCAGCACACCGTAAAGATGATTGGCCTGATTGCACAGCCACAGTATTCAACTATCTAAATGAACAAGAGCAAATACCTAGTATCACGATAGTAGATATGTCACGAACTAACCCATTTAAATTTTAAGGAATAATTTTGCCAGATAACAAACTAAACTTGCCTAAAGGCGAGGCTGATATTCCTTCCATTTCTATGAGTGAAGTGGGGACTATTGGACTAAACATTATAGATAAGGAAGTTACGGAACAGCTCAGGAGAGAGTTAAGATTCCCAGAGGTCATTCACACTTATAAAGAAATGCTCAATGACCCCATGATACACGCAGGAGTCTCTTTAATAGAGATGATGATAAGCAAGATTGAGTGGAGTGTTAAAGCCCCTAAGGATGCTACAGAAGAACAGCTAAAGAAAGCTAAGTTCATTGAGCAGTGTATGGGGGATATGGAACATACTTGGCATGACTTCATCAGAGAAGTTAATTCTTATATAGGCTATGGCTTCTCAGTTCAGGAAAAAGTGTTTAGACGCAGAAGAAAGACAAAAGGCTCTAAGTATAATGATGGGCTAGTGGGGTGGAGGAAACTACCCATACGCTCACAAGATACAATATCCCAGTGGGAGTGGAGTAAGGATGGTAGAAAATTAACAGGCTGTTACCAAGACCTTAGTAAGATTAATGGCACAGCTAGTAGATTTAGTTACTTCTTTAAAGAAAAGAAAAACCTTGAGGGCATACTTATCCCCAAGAGTAAGTTCTTATTATTCAGATATAACGCTAAAAGAGATAACCCTATTGGCAACTCTCCTTTGAATGCTTGTTATCTTCCCTATAAGTTTAGAACCATAGTAGAAGAACAAGAGAGCATTGGACTGTCAAGAGACTTAACTGGTATGCCTGTAATAGGACTACACCCTAAGTATATGTCTCCAGATGCAAGTTTAGAAGATAAGGCTATATATGAATACTATCAAAAGGTAGTAACCAACATAGCGAGAAACGAGCAATCAGGGCTAGTCTACCCCCTAATGTATAATGATCAAGGTAAGAAGATTATTGACTTCGAACTTATGAGCGCTCAGGGCGGTAAGATGTATGACACTAACGCTATCGTTAAAAGATGGGATGATAAAATTCTAACTGCTCTCTTTGCTGATATTTTAAAGTTAGGTCAGGATTCACATGGTAGTTTCTCACTGGCAGGAGCTAAGACAAGTATTGTTGCTACACATATCGAAGCTAGATTGAAAGAGATAGCCGAGGTAATCAACAAAGACTTAATTACCCACACATTTAAGAATAATGGTTGGGATGATGAAGAACTCCCAGAGATAGTTTACAAAGATCTAGATGAAGAAGATTTAGATGAGTTTAGTAAGCTAGTTCAGAGAGTAGCTAGTGTAGGTTTCTTACCTAAAGACCAAGACACCGTAGCCGAAGTATTAGAGAGAGCAGGGTTTGACAATCCTGAGCGAATTAAGAAAATGTCTAAGGAAGAATTTGACAAACTATTCCCAGAGCCAGAATCAAGAGCAGGGGATGGAATGAAGAATGCAGGAGAAGGAACTAGCAACAAGGTTAACGGTAACGATAACTCAACCTCCAATAAAGAGAACTCTTAAGGAAAATAATGGCTCATAAATTAGACAGGTTAATAGGTTCGGAAATTAATAATATCCCCGCCTTAATAACCGAAGATAGCTTAAGAGAAATTGTCTCTTATCTTGAAAACAGAACAGAACCTAGTGCGGGGATTAAGAATGACCCCTCTGCACAAAAACAAATGACGATGACAGATACTATGGCAGTTATCCCTATCAGTGGCGCTCTTACATACGAGACTACCTTTATGGGAGCTTTATGTGGGATGACAAGCTATCAAGGCTTAATATCTGATGTAGAGAAGGCGGCTAAAGCAGGAATTAAAACTTTTGTATTTGATGCTGATAGTGGTGGAGGTCAGGCTTACGCCATGATGGACACAGCTAATAGGATTAGAAAAAGAGTTGATGACGTAGGGGGTAGGATTATTACTTACGTTGATGGAACTTGCGCCTCAGCATGTTTTGGATTAGCGGCAATATCAGATGAGATAATTGCACATCCAGACTCTAGGACAGGTAGTGTAGGTGTAGTAGTGAAACTAGTGAATGACAGTAAAGCCCAAATTGAAAAGGGCTTCAAAACTAGTTACATTACATCTGCAAAGTCTAAAGTGCCTTTCGATGCTGAGGGGGATTTTAAAGAAGATTTTCTAGCGGATATTCAATCCCAAGTTGATGAGCTACATACTGAGTTCGCCTCACACGTAGCAGGTTACAGGGATATGTCTTTAGAGGATGTTAACAAGACAGAGGCTAAAGTGTACAGTTCTAAGAAAGCTCTTGAGACAGGGTTTATCGATAAGATCATGGATCATGACACATTTTTTAGCTATTTAGAAACACTTAATGATGAAGGAAACCAATCAGTGCCTTTGAATATATTTACAAATTCTAAAGATAAGAATTTAGCAACCATACAGGAAGAAAACGAAATGAGTACAGAGCAAGTAACAGCTTTACAAGCACAATTAGACGCATCAGTAGAGAGTCAAACTGAACTGGAATCACAACTAGCAACAGCGGTAAGCGCTCAAGCAGAGTTAACTAGCCAGTTAGGTGAAGCTACTGCCTCCCTAGAACAACTTAATAAGAAAGCGGAGAGTGACAAATTGGAGTCACGTAAAGCCTCACTTTCTGAGTATCTTCCTGAGGGATCAGTAGAGACTATATTCTCAGCTCTATCAGGTTTAGACGATGTTGCATTTAGTGCAATCTTGTCTACGTATAAGACTCAAGCAGTAGCTGAGGAACAAACACAAGAGTTTAATGAAGTTGGTGTATCTGGTGAGACAGATCCTGACGCAAAAGAGCTTTCAGGTGTAATGAACTTAATCAAAAACAAAAAAGCATAAGGAATAAATCATGCCAAAAATAGCAGAAAGAGAAGATAAATTAGGTAACTTGTTGAAGATGGAGAGTGGTAAAGAGTGGGGCTTCTGTCGTGAGACTATGTCAGTAACTCTGACTCCATCATCTGATATCGGTGACGTATTATATGACAACGCGGGTGACTTGGCGCTAGTAGCTCAAGTTAACACAGCTAACGCATCAGCAGTATTAATTGACCCTACAGTAGTTGCTAAACGCCCTGCTACAGGTTCAACTGTAGTCAATGTTGCTGTACTAGTTCGTGGTCCATCTGTAGTAGCAGATGCCGCACTAAATTTCAACGCTGATATTAATACAGACGGTGAAAAGCAAGCGCTATATGACGTACTCAAGGGTCTTGGTATCGTAGTTCGTAAACAAGTTTAATTAGAAAAATAAAAGGAAAATAAAAATGGGTGTAACACGCGATATTTCAAATGCAAATAAGATGGTCGAATGGACTGAAGAGATTAACGAATTAGAGAACCAATATGGTTTTATCAAATCGTTAAACCTTTTCAACACCAAGGGTACGTCACAAACTGCAATTATCTTTGACAAAAACACACACGACATTACTCTGTTACCGCAGAGTAGTCGCAGTAGCCGTCAACCTACAGTCGGTAAAGATCGTAAGGTAGAGACATTCGCATTACCTCTTAGCTACTTCAAACATGCTGATGCAATCACTCCAGAAGACATTCAAGGCATTCGTGCGCCTGATGGTGGTGGTGATACTGCTGAGACACTAAATCGTGTACGTGTTGAGAAATTGACAGATATGCGTCTAGCGGCTGATCAGACTGATGAGTATATGCAGTTACAAGCAATGAAGGGTATTATGAAGACTCCTGACGGTGCTGTTGTAGCTAACATGTTTACTGAGTTTGGTATCACACCATTCCAAGTTGACTTTGAGCTAGGTACTGCTACTACGGATATTGATAAGAAAATCCTAGAAGTTAAGCGTCACATTGCTAAGAATGTTAAGACAGGTGGAGCAATCCAAGGTGTTGATTTCTTCGTAGACTCTGAGTTCTTTGACAAACTTATCTCTCACCCTCGTTTCCGCGAAGTGTATAACCAGTACCAGAACTCTGGTAATCAGCGTCTTCGTGATGACTTGTCTAACTATATGACTTGGGGCATCTCAGATGTTGTTGAGCATAGGGGTGTTCGTTTTGTATCTTATGATGCAGAATTTAATATGCCAGATGGTACAACTGAGAAATCTTTTGAAGCATCAACTGGTACAGCGGTTGCTCGCGGTGTACGTGACTTGTTCCGAGGCTATAATGGTCCTTCTAACAAGCTTGCGGGTGCTAACCAAGTTGGTCAGCCAATGTTCGCCTATGAGTATACTGACCCTAAAGGTGAGTTTATGGACCTAGAATTGGAAATGGCTAAACTGTACTTCTGTACTAAGCCACAGTCAATTGTAAGACTCATCTCTTCTAACTAAGAGTGATAAAAATGAAAGGGGCTTGATGCCCCTTTTTTGATTTTAGGAGTTGTAAATGTTTTCAAATGATCCTAAAAATCCTTTAGACAGGATAAGACTTAAAGTTGGTGATACTGACGTTGAGAATGAATACTTAGATGATAACTGGTATGTCCATTTTTATACTAGCAATGACAGGAATGAAGTAAGGGCATCTATAGAATGTGCCAAAGCCATCCTAGCTAGATTTACTGGTAATACGAGAGAGGTTGTTGACCAAGTAGAGATATATGGTAATCAGCAGTTTGAGAACTATCTCAAATGGCTAAAATCTTATATCAGTGACCCAGACCTATCAGGCATTAGGAGTCCAGTTCCTTTCGCAGGGGGCATATCTAAATCAGATATGATAGAAAGGTCAAACAATCAAGATAATAATATAACAAAGCTACCATCAGATATAGATTATGACAAGCTTTCAATCTTTGCAGAAAGGAGAAAGTAATGGCTTTTAAAGGTAAAGTAGTAATGTCTAGTAAAAAGATGGAGACTCTTAGGAAAAGAATAATAAAACTAGCACAGACTAAGCTCCAAACAGGCCACTTTCAAGAGTCAGGTGAACACCCAACGGCTGAGATGAGCTACGCTGACTTAGCTAATCATCTGAGCGTAACTTTTCCACCTAGAAGTCTACTACCAGATGTTTCCTCTAACCTAAGGGTTGGTGGGATGTTCTCTAAGGTTATGAATCAATCTATAGAGAACTACTTATACCGTAACAAGCCACTAAACGCAAGTTTAGATAGTATTGGGTCTAACATGACAAGCTATGCCAAGAGTCTTTTTGGTGTACCAAGTGCTAACAACCCAAGCAACTCCCCAGAGTGGGCAGACTTTAAAGGCGCTGATTCACCTCTAGTCTTTGAGGGCTACTTAAAAGACTCTTGGGCATGGAAGAATACCTCAGACAATAATATAAAATATGGAGTTTACTAATGAAACTATTAAGCAGAACCCCATTGATTATGTTAAGGAGAGAAACCTCAGAGGGTTATTTAAAAGATGGTGAGTTTATTGAGGACTCCACTGAACAGGAGATCCCCATAAGGTGTAGTCTACAGCCTTTAGGTAACGGTAGAGAAAAACTAAAACTAGAAGAGTCTATTAGGTCTAGGGCTTCTTATATACTTTACACTAAGACCCAACTACAAGCCTCAGATGAAATACTACAGACAGACGCTGATGAAGTTATTATCAGGGGACTCAGGTATG